GAGCCAAAGTAACTAACATAATAATTAGTGCACCCGTAAAATAATAATTCATTTTAATCTCATTCATACGTTTTATAAGATTATCTAATAATAATCCTAACTTGTCTAGAGCACCAAAAAAGTTATAAATCCATTTATCTATCATTCGTATGTATCATCCTCTGCTTTTACTTTTTCTTCCATTTCATAAAACATTTTGTCTGTATCTTCTGTAACCATGTTATTATCTTCTGCATCCCAATATGTAGTTTGTACTTTATAGTCTGGCCAACTGTTATCAGTAGTATAACTATTAATGTGCCACAAAATACGATTATTAGGCTGAGCTGCATAATTACCGTTAGAAAGCTCCAATATATGTGCACACTTATGTTCTTGAGGAATTTCAGAGTGTTCCGTATCCAAGATGTTAACATCAGGGTGTGCCCAGTCAATTGTGAATAGATATTTACCATGATAAAACTTTTTATCTAATCCAAGATATTTTCCTGCTACACCATCCAACCAATCAAAGCAAGTAACACTAGGCCAATAACTAAAACTGTTCCACAGTTCCAACTCGTGCGTCTGCATATTCGGCACATCGGCTCTATCATACTGTTTTTGGAAAAACGCTGATATAGGCAAACGCCAATAGCATGCACCATTTGGTAACATGATGTTAAATAAGATTGCACGCCCTGAAATTGATGTAATGGCGAAGATAACACAGTCTTCACTTTCTCCCATATGTTCTTTAAAATCATAAAGATACTCCTTTCTTACCTTACAATATATTGGAGGGATGTTTGAATTGAGATAAGCCATGTTTGTATTTTTCTCTCCAATAATTTTTTCTTTCTAGAATTCTAATTCTTTTTTCTAGATCATTATACCCAAATAATTTTTTAAGTAAATTTTTAAACATTACTTAATTTAGCATAAATTTTAAGGTAGATATATATCTTTGAAGTTGGAATTTTCACAAGTAAAATATAGCTCCTTGAAATCTTGTGCAATTGGAAACCCTGCTAGATTAAAAGAAGTATTTAAAACAATGGGTACGCCTGTGATATTGTAGAAACATTTAATTAAATCATAATATTTTTTATTTTGTTTTTCAGTTATTGTTTGAACTCTACATGTCCCATCAACATGAACTATCGAGGGAACTTCATCAATTGCTTTTTGTTTTGCATCAATTGCAAATGACATGTATGGACTTTCAGTTAGGCTGCATAGATCAAAATAATCTTTGGCATGTTCAAGTAAAATAGTGCCTGCTAAAGGTCTCCACCATTCTCTTTTTTTATATTCATTTACAATTTTTTTAGCATCTTTATTTCTTGCGTCAAAAAGTATAGATCTATTACCCAAGGCTCTTGGACCCCATTCACTCTCTCCTTGAAATATTACTAATGGTTTTTGATTAAGCAGTACTTGTGCTGCTTCATATTTATCTTTTATAATTTTCATAATATATACTTGCACCTATTGCAGTTCCTCCGTCATGTGGGACGGGATCAACAAAAAATTTTAATTTAGGATATTGTTTCACATATTTAAAATTATTAGAACAATTTAAAAAATATCCACCAGATAAAACAATATTAGAACTCACATGAGATGCTTTTTCGATTAATTCACAAGTTTCTTTAAAAGTTTGTTCTTGAACTTCTTTTGCTATTTTTACTTTATCATAATTTAAATCATATTTTATTTCAGTGTTACCATAAGAAGATAAACCCATTAACTTACCTGCATCTTCATCCTGGAAACCAGTTCGTCTACATGCCTCAATAAAAGACCAACCTCCAACTGCTTTTTGAGAATATTTATGCAGAAACCCATAATCATATTGTTCCAAAGTTTTATTATAATTTGTAAAAAACCCATTGTAATCTTGTCTTGATGAACTGTGTTTATAGATACAGTTTACATTTTGTTTATTAATTTTATATATTGATTCAACTTCTCTAAAGGGTATTTTGTAAGTACAGGCACCTCCTCCATCTACAATGATTGCAGCAGCTTCATTAAATTCTGAAAAATAAAAACCAGTTATGGCATGGTAAATATGATGATGTTTTTCATCAAAATAATACTTAGGGTTATTAAGTTGATTTTGTATTTTTTGTATTATTCTATAGTCTTCATCAGTAAAAGGTTCAAATCTTCCATAAGATGAATAACAAACAACTTTAGGTACTGTGGTTATTTTTTGTAATATTGATTGAAAAATTTCAAAATTATTTGAAGTAGGTTGAAAATTTTTTCTGTTTATAAATCTTTCTTCATTATAAAAAGATTTAATTTTTTTATTTTCGTATAAACAAATAGATGGATTATGAGATATATTTACTCCAAGAATCATACAAAAAAATTTTATAAATCTTTGATAGTATAATATTATCTAAAAAGCAATTAACATTTCCATCTTCGTCTTGCTTGTCTTATCCTTGAGTTTGGATCATTTCTTGTTTTAGCAGAAGCTCTTTTTAATTGTCCTAATGATCTTGCACAATATGACTTTCTACGTTTAGCATCTTTAGATCCTTTTTTTACTTTACCTGTAACTGCAGTTTGAAGTTTTGATCCAGGATTAGCTCTTCTATAAGCAGCTACTCCAGCTTCAGTCATACCTGCACCTTTTTCAGTAGGCCTAAAATTTTTTTTATTTCTAGGTGGCATCCCACCTTTTTTTAATTGAATAATATCTGCGTAATAGTTTAAGTCCATCTTACGTAAATGTAATTGTTACTCCACCAGTTCCTGAAATTGTTGCATGAATACCACTTTCAAATAAAATTCCATTACCTGGTAAATACATATCTAAACCTTCTTCACCAAATAGATAAGTTGCAATTATATCTCCTGTAGCACCACCACTTCTGAATATGATTGAACCACTTGCACTATTACCTTTTCCTTGAATAGAAGTTAGTCTTGCTCTTTTGTTAACAGCTACCATTTGAGCTGTAGAAGTTGCATGTGCAACTGATTGGTCTGATGAAAAACTTGAGCCACCCATTATCCGTTACTCCCTGTTAAATTAGGACCAGAATATTTATCTGTTAATAATGTATATGCAGCTACATGAGTTTTTGTTTTACAAAAAATTCCTGCAGGAAATAAAATACCATCATCAGGAAAAGAAAAATTAACTAAATCACCTGAAGGCACATCAGCAAAAAACAAAGTTGTTCCAGTATTTGATGTGGTAGTTAATTCTAATTCACCTGCTCCACCACCATCACTAGCAACAATAATTCCTTTTAGTCTTATTGGTTGTGCAATTATAGCAGACGCTCCTGCAGCAGCAGTTGATCTTGTAGCTTGTATATCACCTTTAAACATAAATCTCCTGGTTCGTGGCTCCCGAAGGAGCCACTAATTAATTATTATTGAGCATCAAAAGGTGTTGCAATTGATCCATTACCAATTAACTGACCCTCTACAGCATATAAGTTAGCTGCGATTGCAGTAAATTTGATTCTAGAACCTTTTAGACCACCTGTTGTAGCGTTTGATCCACCAGCTTCACCATTAAGATTAACTTCATTGTCATTAGTTGCAACAACAAATTGTTTACCGGCTACTGACGCATCAATACCGATTGTAGCAGCACCAATAAATTTGTCATCTGTACTAGCTGTTTTAATTGTTCCAGTGAAATTATCGATAAAAAGAATTTCAAAAGTTGTACCAATTGTGTTTGCATTATTTGGATCACTTCCTGGTCCTGCGATAGCAGAATCAGCAGTTGAAACAATTGCAGGTAATGTTATTGCAGTAGGTGTTGCAGCTGGATCCATTGTTACTAATCTTCCAGCATGTGCAGCAACAGTTAAATCTGTTGCTAAAGTAACAGCTTTTACTGCAGCAGGGCCTAAATTAATAAAACCATTTTTTGATCTTACTGGGCCATCGAACGTTGTATTTGCCATAATATTCTCCTTTGTATAGCGTTTTATTTGTAGTCTCTATACCGTCTGCCTAGTCAGTCTACAAAATTATATTTTCTAGGTAATTTTATTATACATAAAAAAAGGGGCGATGTGAACACCGCCCCTTTAGAGTAATTAATATTTATTATTAATTATTAGCTAGTTGGTAGATTTCCATTACCAAAGATTGCTCTTGGATCTGAGAATCCAAAAGAGTATCTTTCTCTAGCTTTAAATCTTACGTTACCAGTATCGAAGTCGCCTTCAATCGCAGTTTTGATTGGTGATCTAACAAAGTGTTTTAACCCGTTAGGAACATCAGTCATTAGGAAGAAAGAATCAGTATCAGTTAAGAAATTGTTAACTGAGTACCCTTCTGGAACCATTCCCATTGAAGCGATTGCGTTGATATCGTTATCAGCTGTTGAAGTTCTCTGAGGAGACTTCATTAATCTTTCAGCAGTAAATTGTAATTCTTTTGGAATTATCATCTTTCTACCTTGAGATGCGATTCTTAGACCTCTTTCGTCTACGAATCCAGCGATGTCGATTAACGACTGCTCTAGTGAAGTTTCGTTAAGATCTGCAGCAACGCTAAGAACGTTTGAGAATACACCACCAGTAGCTAATGGGTGATTGTTCGCTATTAAAGGAACACCATCTCCACCAGTAACGGCAGCGAATTGCGCTTGGTTCAATACGTTAGCAGCTTTAACTTGCTTCGTGTTTGACATAGATCTTGCAAGAGCTCTTGTGTATCTTGCAGCTAATCTGTCATATAGGTTGTCTTCGATTGCTTCTTCAGTAATAGCAAATGCTAAAGCAATTGTTTCGTGATTGTATCTAGCTGTGAAAGTTTCACCTGCTGTATCAAACACTACTCCAGCACCCTCTTGTTTAGTTGGTGCAGAAGCAAAACCGCTTAACATTACTTCTTCTTCAAAAGCTCTGTCAGATGTTTCAGTTACGAAAATTTCAGCATGCTGATTCTCGTATCTGTTATATTCCAGGCCGAATAAAGCATTCAAACCTGGCTCTAGTTCTTTAACTAGTTGGGATCGTGATATTGCCATAGTATGTCTCCTTTATTACGCTATACCTGTGCCACTTCTGTAGAAGTGATTGTTGATTCTAACAAGAATGTTCGCATTTGCAGAACCTGTGTCAGAGTTTTCTGGATCTTGCGAGATATCAATTGCTTGTACAGCAAAAGTAGCAGCAGTTCCTGAAACACTAACATCAAGTTGTTGTTTTGATATTCCTGTTTGTGTTACACCTGTTGTGTTAGTAACAGAGTAGTTCTTGTACAGATCGGCTCTTGTAAAAGTTGCATCAGCATCCATTAAGAATACTGCATCTGGATCATCAATGACAAAAGCAGTGATGTCAGAAGCAGCAATACCACCTGGGTAGTAGTTGCTGTATGTTGGCTTTTGAGTAGTTGGGTCTGTGTAAAAACATCCGTTAAAAACACCCACAACAGCATCCGAAGTGTTCGGGCCATGTCTTTGGATATTTCCAGTGCCTAATGGTTCAACCATTTCGCCTTGGAAAATCGCATCTGAATAGCCTGAAGCAATCGTGTATCTGTTTTGGGCTCCAACAAGAGGTGTTCCATCTAGTTTTCTGTAAGGTCTAAGACCAAACTTTTCGACTTGATTTGACATATTTGTTTTCTCCGTTTTAACAGTTTATTTTAATAACCCGGTAGGTATTGCAAAAATATTATTTTTTACGACTACCACCAAAGGTCACTCTGGACTGTCTATCAATATTGATAGGCATATCCGGGTGCTGTTCCTTCATAAGATCATTGTCCACAGCGTTCATTCTGTCTTGAGTAAGTTTTTTAAAATACTCAGCACGTGAAACCAAAATCTCCTCTGGTATCCTTGCCAGCACAAGGCCTCCAATTCCTATACACCCCTCGTATTTACCTTCAGTATAGAAAGGATATTTATTAGTGCCGATCTCGTTTTGAACTTGTTCGACTGTAACAAAATCCCATCCTTCCCTCATTTTTTTAGATACATTAGCTGTATCTTCAAAACCTTGAACGGTAGTACGGATCCATCTATGGGCGTATCCGTTCGGTGCGGGTGGTGCATCCAAACTGGATGGTGGAGTCCAAGCTTTTGGAGCTTCTTTCGTTGCTTTATTCTCTGACTCCCGTGAAGTTCTCTTAATTGTACTCATAACTATTTATCCTCCTTCACGTATCTAGCATATTCCTCTAGTGGCACATTTAATCTTTTAGCGATAGCTACCTGTGATTTTGTGAGTTTCACAGTTCTGCGTCCTTGTTGGCTACGACCAGCTGAGGCTACCGTTTGGACGGGTTTCGGTGTCTCTTTTTTTTGCTCGTCATTAGTATTACCAAAACTTTCAGGAAAATACCTTTTAAGTCTTGAATTAACTTCATTATAATACTCATCACTGTCCACTTCAATACCCTCTTGAGAAATATTGTTGTGAATAGTAATAGCAGCATTAGTCATGACCTCATCAGTTCCGAACCACTCATTTTCCTCAGCCCATTTTTTAGCCCGAGGTGTAATTTGTGGTGTCGTTTGTGATGTTTCCGCTGTTTGAGGTGCAGCTTGTACGTTTTTTTGTTGTTGTTGTTTTTCTTCATCAGCTTTCTTTTTTTCTTCACGATTAGCCATCTCTAATCTAGCTTTTTCTTTTTCTACAGCTAATTGAGTAAGTCTATCGTTAGCTTCCATAATTTTTGAAGCATCTTGGCTTTCGATAGCTGATTGAAGAGCTACTTTGACTTGTTCTCTTTGAGCATCTACTCTTGCATCTAATTCTTTTAGATACTGTTCGTCAGTAGAATTTAACTTTTGAATACTTGAGTCAAATTTCTTTTTCAAACCCTCTGCAAAATCAAGAGCTGCTTTTTCTCTTCTTTCAGCTTCTTTTTTTTGAAAGACTAGTTTATCAATTCTTTTTTGATAATCTCTTCTCGACTCATTAAGGTTTGGTTTTTCTTTTTCAGTTTTAGATTCAACTTTTTCTTCAACAGGAGTTTCAGTTTTATCTTCTGTAACTTCTATTTCTGGTTTTTCAGTTTTATCTTCTTCTGGTTTTTCATGTCCAGTATAACCTAAATCAACTTCACCAACATTTAAGTTAGGTGCTTTGTCTTTTTCTTCTGTTGATTTTTCCTCTACTTGAACATTTTCTTCTTTAACATTATCGGTATCTAATTCTACCTCTTGTTCTTTTGCTAATAATGCTTCCGCACTATAGTCTTTTACTTCTGCCATGTTTACTCTCCTTTATTTAAAATAAATGGAGAATATCTTCTGGCTTACTTATTGTTCCTATGATCTCGTCATCATTGAGTATACGGTGCTCACCGTATTTGGTTTGAAATCTACTTCCAGAGTATCTGCCATAAATAACAAATTCTCCTTCTTTACACCAAGCACCTTTAGGAAATTTTTCTTTATCTTGATAACAAAGATCACCCTGTTTAACAACAAGTCCAACAACAGTTGTCATTTGGATTTTGTCTTGAGTTTCATCTGCTAAGATAACACCGCCTTTTGTTTTAGCTTGTCCCGACCAAGGTCTAACAAGCATACGGTATCCTACTGGGTTTGGTATGATTTCAAGATATTCTTTGATGCCTTTGGGATCTGTTGGAATCTGTGATTTAACCTCTTCCTTATTTTTTTCGCTACCGAAATCTGTAAGTTTAGGTTTTATCAGTTGTACCATCGTTATCCTCCTTTTGCAGGTTTTTAATATCCTGAAGCAGCGTTTCTAAGGCGCTGAGTCTGCCCCTAGCATACATCAACTGAGATTCCGTTTCAACCCCATAGCAAATATGATCTTTAACATCCTTAATTTGTTTGTTTACTAAATTAACTATTTGTTCTTTTGTGTGATAATCTAAAATCATATTCTTTCAAAACAAACTTTATGCTTGCCCTTATCAATATCTTTGAAATCCCAATAAGAAATAGCAGCTCTAATTACACTATAATTACACAAACTATAATCATCAACTATAATTCTTGAGCCTTTTCTTGATCTTTCCGCAAACCATAATGCCTCTCTTAAAATGCTTTTTGTTGTATGAGGACCATCCAAAAAAACTAAATCATAAACTTTTTTAGCATAGTAAAATAAATCCATATATTGAATATCAGTCATATTATAAAATTTAAAATGTGGATTTGTTGCAAAATCTTTAATCATATTATCTCGCATCTCATTAGGATATTTTGGTGCTACAGAAGTCCACTTACCATCTCTTTTCCATCTCGGATGATTATCAAAATGTTGATATTCTAAATCTCCATAAGGATCAATTGCATCATGAGTGTAATCTGCTTTTCCAATTCTAGATTTAATTTCATTTATTATTAAATGTGAACCCATTCCTTCTCTCACACCAACTTCACAAGTTGTCACTGATTTAGGATCTTCAAAAAAAGGTAATGTCTGGCACCATTTAGTTAATAATTCATATTCGCTACTGTCCCCACGAATCATGCTTGAAATTCTTTTAGAATTTTTAACTTCTCTTCTGCGGCTGCAATTTTTTCAACTAATTTATCAATCTCATCTAGGTGTTGAGGATGTTCTCCAATACCCACAGGTTTTTCTAGATATATTCGAATAGTTGCATCAGCTTCAGATATTTGTGAATTGTACCTGTCTTCTAATGCTTGTAACAGTGCTGATCTCAGATCCATGAAGAATCTATATATTATTTATAAGGAAAGTAAATACTTTTAATTTTACCTTGTGCTTTTAATTTTTTCAAATCACCTTTAGATAATTTTGAGTAATCAACATCTTCAAATTGTTTAATATGAGGATCAGTTTGATTCTGAGGTTTGAATAAATTTTTAAGCCATTTCCACATTATATTCTCTGCATTTCTGGATTGTTTGACAAAATGTTTTTTTCTGCTCTAGGTCTTGCATTAGAATCTTTACTTCTTTTTCTAAGTTGAGCCATGGCAGATTCTTTCATCTGTTTTTGTTTTTTTAATCTTTGTAGATCTCTTTCTAAGTTCATTTTTTTCCCTTAAATATTTGTGTTCCCTTTATACCATATATGCTCGCTACGACAAGGATCCACAAATTTGTGAACCAAGCCGGGAGCGATTGGAAATGCTCAAAGAAAATTTTTATTTTATCCATCGCTTGTGCATCATCTGAAAAGACTCCATATGCGAGCACCAAGATGGGCAACGTGAGAATTATGAGAACGGCCTCGTCCTTGTAATCTGATTGACGAGCCTCTAACAATTTTCCTTGGTAAGCTTCCTCACCTCGTGCTTGACGTTCTGCGTGTAACAGTTGTGCGTCTGACATCGCTACTTTTGCTTTTTGTTTGTTTGCGTAAATTTTTGATCCTGCAGATACTGCAAGTTTAATAGCTGAAAACCACATTATTTAACTCCTATAAATTTAGATCCTTTTATTGCTGCACCCATTCCTCTAATACCATCTGGTCTATGTGGGCAAGTCATGTTATTTATTTTTCCTTTTTTCATTTTAACTGGAGGTACCTGTGGGTTAGGTCCTCTTTTTGGTGGTGGACCACTTGATACACCACCAGAATTATATGCTTGAAAATCAAAAAATTTTGTAGGAGCTGCAGATGTTTTTGGCACTGCTGTAACCGGTGGTGTTTTTATGCATGGTGGAAAAGTACCATCTGGACATTTAGCTTGTGCACCACCATCTCCTCTACCTTGTGGTATAGGTCTTCCAAAGGCATCAATTTTTCTGTCCATTCTATCTTTTGCATATTTTTTATACATCTCATTTCTTTTCTCTACTCCTAAACCAGTAAAACTTTTATCTGAATATAAACTTCCTTTTTTATCTGTTCCTAAAACACTTTTTTCAAAAAATTTTCTATTTCTTATTGTATTTTTTTCTAGAGCAGGAGAGATGATAGATGCAACTGCTTTGGTTCCACTAGGAAGCATACCTTTAATATTTCTTCTTGTCTCATATGCACCTTGTAATTCAAAAGCTTCTTGAATATCTTTTGCAGTAGATAGTTTTCTATCTATACCTGTTTTATTTCTATTCATTATACCTATTTCTCTTGTAGTCACTCTATAATCATTTAAATTTTTAGTTTTTGGTTTTTTATCTAATCCAAGATATTTTGTAGCTAATTGTTTTGTTTGGTATCCTACATTTTGAACAAATTTTTTGGCTTTACTTACAGGACTACCATTACCTCCGCCTCCGCCTCCTGTTACGGTAGTCGTGGTTTTATTATTTCCTCCTGGGCCTGTTCTATTTACTGTAGATGTAGCTTTAGCCCCTTTGTATCCAGCAGAAAAAGGACTTGAGCTGACTTTAAAATCAGCCTTAGAAGCATCCATTCCTCCACCTCTATATTTTCTGATTTTTCTTTTCATTATTTTTTCTTCCTTCTAGCAATTTCTAATTTCTCATCAGCAATCCTTATTCTCTCTGCTGCTTGATCTTCATTATTTTCTAATTTCATTTTTTCAATATCAAGTTTTTCATCAATTTCATTCTCTCTAATTTCATTTGAGTTCATATCTTGGTCTGCTCTTCTTTGAATATCAATTGCTTTAAGATCTAGTTCTCTTTCTTTTAAAGCGACTAGTGGATCCTTTTGTTGACCCATTGCTTCACCTTTAGCAAGTTCAGTTGTAATCTCTGCAACTCTTTGTGCAATCATAGCTGCAACTCTAATTTCGGCTGCCTGTGGATCTTGTTGTAACATTTGTTGCATTTGAGGATCATTTTGAATCATAGCACCTACTTCACCTTGAGCTTTCATTGATACATGCTCAGATATGTGAGCCTGTAGAGCTGAATAAACTTGAGGATTAATTTGAACCATTCTTGTAGCTATAAATGATGCATGTGCAGCAATATGAGCATCATGATCTTGAGTTGGGAATGCTTTTAAGGGTTTCATGAACAATGCTTCCATATTTTCTGTTGCAGGATCCTTTGGCATTGGTTTTTCTTGTGGAATAAGTAATTGATCTATATCTTGAGTTCCTAATGCTTCGTAAACTCTACGATATGCTTCTCTTAAATTGTGCATCATAGGATTTGACAGAGCAATTTTTAAATTTTCGTTAGCAAGAGTTACTCTTTGTGCCATACTCATGATATTTGGGTCGGCAACTGGTATAACATCTACTCTATCATCAAAATCAGTTTGTTTTACTGCTTGATCTGCACCATATACTGAGTATGGATAAATTGGTGGTAGATATGTTGCAAAAACTTTTGATAAAAGTCTAAATTCTCTTCTCATTGAGTAGTAACATCGCTTGTGTATTGCACTCATGACTCTCGAACCACGTTCTAATAGCGAAACAGTCGTACCAACAGCTCTATTTTGCAAATCATTACCCGTATCCATGTTAGTAATAGCTGCAAACTTCTGTCCTGCTTGTACAACAAAGCCCATTAATTGGTATAATGTAGCTGATGGCTCCTTAAATGGTAAAATTTGGAACTGATCTTTGATATTTCCCCCAGGTGCATCTACATCTCTGAACTCTCCTGGCTGAAATGGTTGATCATCATCTCTAATTCTTATACCTCTAGACTTAAATCCAGCTGGTAAGTTAGATAATGTACCTGCATCTAGTAATTGTCTTAAAGATTGTGTAGCAGTTCTAGATAATCCACCTATCATGTGTGTTAATCCAAAACCATAAAAGCCTAATCCTGGTAAAAATTTGAAATGTACAAAATATTCTTTTCTTTTTTTAGTCTCATCTGTCATATCGTAGTTACGATAGATAGATAATACTTCTCCAGAGCCTTCATCAATGCTTATAATGTAAGGAACTTTAACTTCTTTTTCTGAATTGGTATTTTCAAACTCATCTAAATTACAATCAACGTGCATTTCGAGCACTGAGTATGAATATTGTTTGTCAGTTGAAGGTGTTACTCCTTCTAATTCTTGATATTTTTTTTGAATTTCTGTAGGACCACTAGAAGTTGGTTTTAGTTCTACGTCTCTGTAGAATCCTGCAGCTTGTTTTTTTAAAATTTCGTTTTCTCCCATTTTAATGACGTGAGTAATTCTTTCACATTCCATCAAATCAGTTGTGTAATATGGTACTACTAGATCTTCTGCAGGAACAAATTTAGATACGGCTCTTTGCATTACTTCATCATAATAAACTTTTTTAAATGCTGAACCTGCTAATGCTAAATAAAATAATAATTGGTCAAACTCTGGGGTATACTCTTCCATCTCTTCAGTAATCATATAGTTCATAAAATCTTGAACACGTTGAGCCTGATTAATTTTTTCATTATCTTCCATTCCAAGAACTCTAGTTCTTACTGGTCCTTGAGATGGAAGTAATTCTTTATAGGCTTGTGCTTGGAATGATGTTACTGCCTCTGATAAAAGTGGATGAGTCACGGATGCCGAACCTTTAAACGGTCTAGTCATCTCTGTGTGTTTAATTCCAAGGAGATCTAAATTATTTGTATAACTTGTTTCCCAATCTTTTCTTGAAACTCTATCTTTTTTGTAATCATCTAATAGCTGGTTTGACATTCTTTGAAGAGTCTCGTCAGACATGTCTTCTGCAAGATTCTTAAAAAATTCTTCAGTCTCGTTGACAGCTTCTTCTACCGTTGTTGGTTCTTCACCTTCAACTTCAATATCAACTTCCTCTGAAGTAGGAGTTTCAACTGCCTCTTCAATAACTTTGTCTATTTCAGCCATATTAAAATTTAATAAAGTTTAGTTGGTTTCATTCTCGCCATTCCACCGCCACGAGCTTTTACCATTGTTCCTTTGTTAAATAAAGATTTTTTAAATGTAAAACCAAATAAACCAGGATTTTCACCAGTGCTTTTTTTCGTAAGTGCATTTGATTTTTTTGATCTTTTAAGTTTCATTGCATCTGCATAGGCTTTTTTGTTTTCATAAGTTTTACCACCAGTTTGAATTTTACCATCTGATAAAACATTAATAGCTTTTTGATTCAAATCTTTAACTTTTTTACCACCTTGATAAATTCCAGTACCACTACCTAAGTTCGGATCTCTGTTAACAAATAAACTTTTTTTGTTTTTAGTTACACTTGTAACACCATCTTTAGTAACATTTCCTACAGAATCAACTTTTAATCTCGGAAAAGATTTTGTGTTTACTTTTTGTGGACCAATTGATTTAGTAAATTTTTTAGCAGTATCTGTAAACAATCTTTTATCTTTACCAGCAGCTCCTGTAATTTGAGTTTTACCTCCAAGCATCCCTAGTTTAGATGCACCTAATAATGCTGCACCAGCTAAGAGGATCTTATTTCGTCTTCTTGATTTTTTTGACATGTCTTCTCCTTTTAATAATATATATATTTTCGCTCTTTATAACTTTGAACCTCATCCTCGTCAGCATAAGTAGTTACAAATGAACCTTGTCGATATCTTAACATAGCTTGTGTTGTGCTGTCTACATAATCGTCATGTTCTCCATGAGGAAACGCAGCACATTCTTCAATTACTTCTTGAGCCCAATGTTCATCTCTAGGAAAATATACTTGTTTAGATTCAAATATTGGAGCACAAGCGTTGACCCGTGAGTGTTTATCCTGTCCTCTTCCTGGTGTGTAATCCATAACTGGTATACCCATTCTTCTTAATTCTTGTAATAAACTTTGTCCACTAGCTTTAGCTTCCACAATAATTGTTTCTGGTTGCCAATATTTATATTGATCAAGTGCAACCATTTTTAATTCTGGAAAATCATACTTACCTTTAACTGCATCAATTAACATAATAGCATCAGGCATGGATTCGTGAGGCGTGAATATTCCCCATGTAGTAATTGCACTATAGTCGGCTGTTGTTTTTTTACTGAATGCAGTATCATATGATTGAATAACATGTTTTAACGTAGGAAGTTCCCCGACCCATGGCTGCCACCATTCACGTTTAAGAATTGCCCCTTCCTCTGACGTGGGGTTTTGCATGTATTGAGCTGACCAATTTCTAATTGATATTGACGCTTTAACTTTTTCTAATTCATCGAGACTCCAATATTCAGGCCACACGGGTTG